CCGTCCGGTGAACGACAGCGACTTAAAGTGCATCCGGGTGGCCGCTGCGCTTACCTTGAGCGCGTAGTCGGTCCATCCGTAAGACCCGCCGTCGAACGTGCAAGACAGCACCTTCGTGTCTGTGACAGCGCCCGTGACCGCCAGCCCGATGGCCGGCCGCGACGCCGTGACCGCGAACGTGGTGTTCTGGATAGTGGCGTTGTGCCCCGAGGCGGCCACGCGAACCGCCTGGTTGGTGTCCGACGCGCCGCACTCGAAGTAGCAATCCGAAACCCACGTTTCGGCCGCCGCCGTGCTGATGCGGGCCGTAGCCGCCGCCGTGGACGCGGGGAAGTACAGGTTGAAGAACTTCACGCCCGCCGCGGTAACGTCGAACATGGCGACCGCGCCGGTGCAGGTATAGCGTGGCCTCGTGGACCCCGACCCGAGCCCGATAACCGTCAGGTCGGCCTTCGAGAACGTCTGAGCCGAGCTCAGGCTTTCGGCCGACGACGCCTCGATGACGATGATGTCGCCCGCCGACGCCGCCGTGTGTGCGCTCGCCAGCGTCTGTTTAGGGAGTTCGCGCTCGGTGCCGGCGTTGGCGTCCAGCCCGTTCACGGTGTCCACCCAATAGACGGACCCGGAGAAGTAGTCGCCGGTCAGTGTCGCGAGGTCTATGCCGGTGCCAGCGAGCCCGTTAGACCATACGTTAGGCGATGCCATCTAACTCCGGGTACACCGGCCGGCCCCGTAGCCGTAAAGCCACGGAGCCGGCGCGGTAAGCTAGGGTTGCGGTTTAGACCGAGGGGGTCCCGAGGAGGATGCCCGTCTCGATGTCGTTGTTGACGCCGTAGTTCTCGAACAGCTGCCACGTCGCCGTCGTGCTGACGATGTGGATGTTGGAGCCATCCGTGACGTTGCGCAGCCGGTTGTCGGAGATGAACCCCGTGCAGGCTGTAGACCCGGACGAGATGCACACCCGCGAAGGCGACGCATTGTTGTGGATGTAGTTGTTCGAGATGTTGACCAGCGTCGAGGCCGTGGTGAGGAACGAGATGGTCCCCACCGTGGCCGAATCCGTCGACGGATGGATGATGGTGTTGTTACGCACCAACAGCCGGTCCGCACCGACCACCCGCATGTAGCAGGTCGAAGCCGCCGCTACAGCCGCCGTCGAGTAATTGTCCTCGAAGGTGAACTGGTCCCCGCCGGCCGTGGTCGTGATCGGAATCGTGCAGAGGTTGGACCCATCCGTACCCGCATAGATGCGGCACTTACGGATGTAGCAACCAGCCGCCGAGACGGTGATCGGGGCCGCAACCGTGACCGTACCGGTGCCCGGTTCCAGCTTCAGGATGCAGTTCTCGATACCGAACGACGCCGCGTCAAAGAGCACGGTAGAGGTGGCCACCGTCCACGTAAACGTGGGGCGGTTGTCACCTTCGCCGAGCCCGAGCACCTTGACCCCGGTCTTGGTACCGAGGTTCGACCACGCATCCGCGGCCGCAACGTTCTCGGTGTGACCGGGCAAACACAGAACGATATCCCCACGGCCCGAACGGCACTCAGCGAGCGCCGCGTTGACCGTGGTGTGGATACGGTCTGCGATAGGAGCGGTGTCCTCCGACTGCACGCCGGAGGCGTGGACGTAGAACACCTTGGCCCCGGTGGGGGCGAGCACGTAACCCGGGAACTCGATGACCCCGGGCACGCTGATCCGAGAGATAGGCATGTTTAGTGCCCTCCCTTAGATCGCCGAGCCGTAAACGCCCCGCGCGTCGGTCCAGCCCAAGTCGTAGCGCTGGTAACCACCGTAGGACGTGGTCAGGTTGTCCTCGACCTTGTGCTCGTAGAACTTCGGCCGCTCACGCCACACGAACTTGAGCCCCGGCTCCGCATCGGTGATGCCGAACCAGTTGGTCGTGGACGTCAGGTACGGGTTGGAAACAACCTCAATCCCCATGCCCTTGAGCACGTTGATTGCGTTGTTGGCCGTGTCGTTCTGCTTCTCCGACTTCAGAATCCGGGCAGCCCGGAACATGAGGTCACGCGGCACAACCAGCTTCTTCACGTTGTACCCGTTGAGCAGGTACCCGTTCGAAGAAACGATTTTGCCGACGTTCACGATCATAGTCTCAACCGCCGTCTCGCTAAGCGACATCGCGGTAGAGAACTCGTTCGAGAACGTCCCGCCCTTCGGCAGCAAGTGCGCCGTCGAGCACAGCTCCAGCCCGTCACCGCCGGTGTACGAGCTGTTGAACGCGCGGATGAAGACGTTGGCCGCGTCGTACTCCTGGGCCATCTTCAGCGAGTTCGTGAGGTTCTTGGTCTTCGAGATGGGCTCGTCGTACTTCTTGTCGGCCAGCGCCTCCATGGACACGACGAACCGCAGGGCCGTGGTGACCATGGTGTAACGCTTCGAGTAACCCTCCTGGGTGTCGTCGAGCGCAATCTGAGCGCCTTCCGGCTTGATCGGCGCCACGCCCAACCCGGCATATTCCTGGTCGTCGACGTAGGCGTCTTTGGTGCTGGAGACGGTGAAGCCGCAAGACTCCCACGCCAGCTTCTTCTTCATCTGATCGCCCCAGACATCGTCCAGGGTGGCCTTCAACGAGGCCTTCATGTTGCTGGTAAGCATGTGCTACGCGCCTCCGGTCGACGTATAAGCAGGGTGCTCGCCCTCGTTACACGTAACGAGCAGCTTCCACCGGGTAAGGGTTGGGTCGTTGTCGGCCGACTTGAGCACGTCGACAATGCGCCACTGCGCCGTGTTGGTGCCTCCCGAGGTCAGTGAGATGTCGATGGCCGCAGCCGACAGTCCCGTAGTCGCGTCGCCGGTGCCGACCACATGGTCAGTGTTGTTGCCGATCAGACCGATGGCCGCAGCCAGCGTGGTGACGGTCGTGCCGTCGTCCGCGTCCGCCTCGAAGATGATGTCGGGCGTACACCAAATGTAGTGACACAGCGACGCATTGGCCGAGCCCACCGCCGTCGGGCTGAACGTGGTCGAAGCCGGAACTGTGTTGGACGGCTCGCGCTTCCCCGAGCGCACATAGCTGTAACCAACAGCAACGCCGAGGATGACCTCGCCCGCAGCCGCAGCCGCGATGGTGCCGTCCGAAACGCTCTTGATCGGCTGATACCGAAAGAGCGCCGTTCCATATCCCGAAGCAATTTCCCGGGTGAAAGTCGAGGGCACAACGCCCTGACCCCCGGAGAAGGTTCCCCACGGGCGGAACCCTCCTTTAGTGACATTTGCCATAAACTAAAACTCTCCTTTAGGTTCGTGAATCTCTATTGACGACGCCGCCGCTGTGGCGCGACTGTCGGTCGAGCGCCTTGGAACGCTCGGACGCCCGACGCTGTTCGCCGGACGTAATCCGGTTGCGCACCTCTGTGGGCATCTCCATCAGCCACAGTCCACGCACGCGAATGCGGGAACCTTCGTCAGCCCCGAGGTCGAAAGCAGGCCGTGGCCCGTCCTCACGTCGCTCGGTGAACACCGCCCCAAACCCACGAAAACGCTCCGCGTCCTCGTCGTTGGCCAGCATGTAGTGCTTGGCCGGGTCCTTGTTCAGAATGACATCAACGGTGTAGTCCCCGTCGATGGGCGCGTCGTCCGTGTCGTGACGGCGCTTAGTACGCTTGGCCATGGATACCCCATAAAGGCTGCTAGCCGGACACCGTGCAGCGACGTGCAGCACACCATCGCTAGGTGCTCCCTCGTGCTTACAACCGGTCCGGGCTGGGATGGCCCGCGGTTGCCCCTAACAGCTACGAACCAGACCGAGCGGGGTTAGACTCGCGGTCGATACAAGCCAGTATAGCAAAAAGCGTGCCGGCTAGCAACTGCTACGTCGCTAACCGGCCGGAAACATTAGCGCTTGGCTACCTTCTTTTTCCAAGCCCGGTAAACGACCTCATCGGCCGCCCCGGACAGCTTTGGGTAGTAGTTGGCCCACGCCCGGGCGATGGCCAGGTCGTCCTCGGACGCCGGGGCTTCAGCCGGAGCGCTGCTAGACGCGCCTTCCTTGGACGGCACCCCCGCGTAACGGGCTTTCGAAGCCGCCGACGGCGCGGTGTCGCCTCCGAGTTCGAAGTCCTTGGCGGCCAGCGCGCAAGCCTCGTTGTAGAGGGCCATGGAGGGCTGGGCGACCCGCCGCTTAGCCATCAGCACCCGCAGATACCCGTCCGCAGCGGCTCGGGCCTCGGTGTTGGTGGCGAGCCACGGGTGCTTCTCTTCGAGGGCCTGGCGGGTGGCGCTAAGCCCTGGGTCGGGCTGCTGACGCATCATCTCGGACACGATTTGGCGCGCCCGCTGGTCAGCGATGAGTTCTGACTGCTGCCGCTGGAGCTGCCAGTACCTCCGCATGTCGGACTTGCCCTCGGCGGCCAAGGCGAGCTCACGCTCCATCTCCCGCTCAATGGCCTCGGCCTGCTCGTTAAGCTGCTTGGCGGGGTCCGGCTGCTGCTGTTGCTGCCGTGCGTAGTAGTCCTCGCGGAACCGTCGGGCCTCGGCCTCGGAGGCTTCCCGGGCCTTACGCTCGCGCTCTAGTTCGCGCTGGGTCTGCTCGAAACCGCTACGCAGCTGGTCAAACCGCATCCTAAGCCGCTCTTTGCGGCTCGGGGCGGCGTCGGTAGCCGGGCCGTCGTCATCGTCCGGGCCGTCGTCGTCGGTGGAAGTAGCCCCGAGGTCCGCGGCGGTGTCGTCGGTGACGGTGGGCTCGGTAGCGGTGTCGGCGGGGGCGGGGGACGCGGTATCGTTCTGATCAATCATTGGTGCGCTCGTAATAGTGCTCGTTGGTTTCTTCGTCGTACTTCACGGTGAGAGCGCCCGTTTCCAGGCGTTCGATCAGGTCTACCGACCCGTTGATGTCCTCGACCCGCACGTCGAG